TGCTCCTGTTACTGTATAATGAGTTGTTAATGACTTAACTGTTTCTGTTCCTGCTGCGGATCGTATAATAACTTTAATATCTGTATCGGCAAATATCTTGTAACCATAAACAAAAGTAGTTTGACTACCGTCTCCTGAATAACTATTTTTTACTGTTGTACTAGATATTGTCATACTTAAAATCCTTTAAACATTGATGATGGTTTTGTAAACAAATATTCTTGGTTATAATCTTTTTTCATTCTTTTTTCTACTCTTTTTAATACACCCGGATTCATTGTTTCCATTAATTGATGACCAATAAGGTAATCATATGCGGACTTGATATAAAAAAGATTTAAAAAGGGTATATTGGTACTGATTGCTCTATAAGCTGCTTTACCTGCACTTCCACCTTCACCTGTCATAGCATATTTAAATGCTAGTAAAACATCAGCACCAGTTGTAATTGTTGGACCTGCTAATCCAGCAATTATATCTGCACTTCCTCTAACTTCTTTAAACAAAACATCTCCATAAATACCTAAACCACCACCTTGTAAAAAAGCTGCCATAATTGTTTTGGCATTATTTGGGTCTCGTGGTTTTTTTCCTTTAAGTAAATCTTTTATTGACATAGATAAATAACCCATAAATAACGATGTTGTCATTAAAGCTGTAATACCCATAGCACCTCTAGCATAATCTGCTTTTGTAACATTTGGTCCTTTAAAATAAGACATTTCTCTACCTAATACTTTGTTTAATATAGCTAAAGGAAATGCTTTAAATTGGAAAAAGAACCTTAATCCTTCTCCAACAGGAGTTCCCGCTAACTGTCCTTGAGTCATATCTCCTTTTAATCTAGCATCTGGTTCTATTACTGCATAAATTGATCTATCTAAAAGCATCCCAGAAACAGAAGATTTAAATCTTTCTTTTGCTACTCCTAATTGTCTTGCAGTTAAAGAATCAACATTTAATATTTTTTTCATATCAGTATCAGATATTTTATCTAACATACCAATGTTAATAAATTCTGTACCATCATCTGCTTTTTCCATAGCAGTTTTTCTAATAACATCCCATTTAGTAGAATCAATATTATACATCGTAAATAATTCTTTTAGTTGGGGATTTAAGTCTTTAAATTTTATATTTTTTTGTTTAGCAAAATAGTTTGCCATCCCTAACATAGACCCTTCTTTTAGAGTGTTAGTCCACCAAGCTAATGCGTTGTATTTAAAAAATGTTCTTTGTGCATTAGACCATCCTTTACTTAAATTATCTCCAACTTGGTATCTAGCAGACATATCATAAATAGTATTATCAACAATAAAACCTAACATTTGAGCTATATCTTTTTTTTGCTTAGTATTTTTAATTCTCATTAAACTTCCTAATGCTTCTGACATACCACCTAAAAATGATCTACCTTGAAATCTCATTTCTGATCCATAAATTCCTATATCAGCTGCTGCTGAAATTGTTGCACCACCTAATTTTGCCATAGAAGCTATAGCTCTTGCAATCGCTGAATATCTAGCAACACCAAAATCTGCTACTGTATAGATAGAACCATCTACAACTTTCATGTATTTATCAAATTGACCTGCTTTAGCAATATTTGCTGATTGACCACCTTTGCCTTCAGCAACTAACCTTCTTTGTACAGCATATCTAATTTTTTCAAAATTTTCTTTTGGTTTTGCTCCTAATGTATCTATCATACCAAGATTTCTTCCAGCAGTTTGTATACCAGAGAAAAAAGATTCTTTTAGATTGCCTACTCCAAATTTTTCATTGTAGTCAAACCAATCATCAGGAGTTTTAAAATGTAAAATTCTTTTTACTTTAGAATTTTTAGTAATATTATTAACACTTCTTGCTCCATACACATTACTTACCCCATCAACAATTAAATATTTATTTCCTACTAAAGTATTGAAAACCTCTTGTAAAAAATTTTCTATATCGTCTGTATTAGCAAATGTTCTGTCTTGATCTAATTTTTGCATAACATAATTTTTCCATGCAGTATAATTTTTTTGATAATTAATATCTGTTCCTTTAATATTTTCAGGAAGTTTTATATCGTCTAATTTTAATCCCAATGAATCTGCTGCGTTTCTAATTCTAAAAGGATCATGTGATTGTTTAACAATATAACCCCACATTTTTTCAATATTAGCTCCTCTATCGTTTAATTTTTGTCTAATCATTTCAGAATACTTTTCCATAATTTCTGCTAGTTTTAAAACTTGAGGATTTGTTTCTTTAACTGGTGGTTTTAACCCAGTTAATTTTTCTAATTCTGTTTGTTGTTGTCCTAATTCAGACATTGCTCTCGCTACTCTTTTTTGAAAAGCAGCTTCCGACATATCTTCCAAACCATCCCTAAAAGTAGTTTCTAAATTATTAGCTCTTAACTCAGCATTAAAACCAGCAATCAGTTGATTAGCTTGTGCAAATTGCTGAACCGCAACAGATGCTCTTGCACCCTCTACTCTTCTATTTGATGCAACTAAAATTGCAGTTAAACCTTCTTCAGCATTATCTGGAAAACTTTTTAAAACAAACTCTGTTAGTTGCCTTACTTTAATTTCACTTTCTAAAGCATTTCTTTTATCTATTATCTTTTGTGCTTTGAGTTGTGCAGATACATCTTTAGCTATTGCATCAACATTAACTTCATCAACCTTTAATAAACCTTTTTCTGCTTTAGCTAATTTAATAGAATTAATTATTTCATCCTTTTTAGCAGAAGTAATAGATGATTTTTTTAATAATTTTTCTACTCTAACTAAACATTTATCTGCCATATTTACCTTCCATCTACGCAATTAATTGCGTCTTTAATAATTTCATCTAAATCTTTTGATTTAGTTTGTACTTCTGTTAGATCATCAGTTGTTACTTTAACCTCTGAATCACCTTGCTGAAATTTTAAATTCAAATCTTGTTGAGAAGTTTTAATAGTATTAAGTTGAGTTTCTAATGATTCTAATTCTGTATTAGATTGACCTTCATCTTTATTGACAACATTTCTCTTTAAGTTATTAAGCTCTGCTTCATCTACTGATTGTCTTGGTATTCTAGTTATATCTGGATTTGGTGAAGAATTTTCTGCACTTCTTAATATAGGATCAGCATTAACTATAGCACTTGTATCTACAGGTTGATCTAATAAAACATCTCCTGTTGCTTTTTGTAATAATAATTTTCTAGTTTGAGGATCAGTAGCTTCTAAGGCTTTCATAATTTCAGAATTTTCTGGATAATATTCTCTATATAAATTTATATCTATATCTGTTGCAGAATCATCACCAAGTATTTTTTTTCCTGCTGCTACTTTTTCATTAAATTTTCTACGAGTATTTATATCCTTTAATCTACCAGCACCAACATGAAGTCCGCTTCCTAAAATTGTACCAAAAGTAACATTTAAAAAACTATCATATAAATCATAATCAGATTGTAAAGATTTGGCTACACCATAAACAATAGGTTCAACAAGTGTTGCACCAGCAGCACCTTCTACTGCACCTCTGATTGCTCTTGCTTTTGTAAATGTCATACCTTGTTTAGCAAGAAGTTTTGCAAATCTAGCTTGTCCATAAACAGGAATAAAAGAAGCTGCAATGTTAATAGGGTCAAGAAAACTTGTAGCTAATCCTGTTGTAAATTTTGCAGCACCAACATAAAAACCACCACTTAAAGGATTCCATGATCCTTCTGGTCCTCTTGCCATTACACTTTGTCTAGCTCGTTCTTGGTTTTTTTCTCTAACCATAATATCAACAACTGATTGATATTCATCTTCCTCAAAATACAAACCTATGTTTGCATATTCTTTATTTAATTCTTGTCTATTAACTTTTATGTCATTAACAAATTGAGATTTTTTTCTTGCATCATAAAGATCGCTATAATTTAACAATGACATAACTGGGTTAAAGTTCCAGTTATCTTTAGCTACTGCTCCTAAAGATTCAAATAAATTCATCTTATATTGATCGTAACCAGATTCTTGAGCTGTTTCGTTTACGTTTAATCCAAATCCTAAATTCATATTATTTTTTTCTATTTACAATTACACCTAAAGCCATAGCTACAGCTAAATCACTATCTGTTTCTAATAGAATAGACATTTCTTTTTTTGATTTACTTGCTAAGAATTTAACTGCATTTTTTCCATATTTGCTTGAAAAATAATTTTCAAATTTTGGTCCAAAGATTGCAGAAGAATTATTTAATAAATCTAATGCTGTTGTAGGTTCAACTTGCCAATATGATCTTGCTGGACCACCACCTATTTGAACTTTAGTTTTATATCCAGATTCTATTTGTCCAATAGCATTAGCTAGTTCAGTTAATTCTTGTGCAGTAAAACCTTTATCTCCTTCAAAAATCGGAACGATTGAGGTAATGGAATTTTTTGCTTCAGTAGGAATATTGTATTTAGTGCTAATAGCTTTTAAAGCTCTTGCGTTTTTTTTAGGATTATTAGTTGTTTGATAAGTTGTTCCCCAAGTATTAACAATTTCTTCATTTTTTAAAGTTGTTTTTTTATTAGCAAAACTCATAGCTAATTCTTTTTCATTAATAGTAAATCCACTAAAACCTTTAATCGCAGCAATCTCTGCTTCAGATGGAACTTCTTTTACTCTTAATTTATTTATATCCATTACAATATCTGTTCCCGGTAAATTATAACTACCATCATTAAAATTAAAACGTAATTCCTCACCATTAGCATTAACAATAGGAGCAAATTGCTCTCCATCTAAAACAATACCAAAAACTAAACCATTACCATCAGCTGTGTTTCTCCACTCACCACCCGTTCTCATCATTCGCTTATGTTTTTCAGACATCTCTTCTTCGGTAATCCCTTGATTAAAAGGGTCGGTGCTTTTAAATGCTACTGCACCAAATGCTTCTAAATATTCTTGTTGAATTAAATCTGCTTTATCTCTTACTGCGTTTACTGTTGTACCAAAAGAAGTTAGTGGTTTGCCATCGTATTTTCGTGGAATAAAATATGTTTCTTCTATTTCAAATTTAGACGTAAATACATCAATAGCGGATTTTATAGCAGTATCATTATCAAATTTAGTATTAGTAAATCTTTCATTAATAGCATAGTAAGCTAAAACATTTTTTATTTCTTCTACCTGTGCAGAAGCTACACTACTATCAATATTATTATTTCTACGAATAATTTGTTCAAATTCTAAAAAATCACTATTTGTTGCAATAGCATTTCTAACACTTTTTAAAGTCATGTCGTTACTTGCACCCCAATCTTTTAAAATTTTTTGTTCTTTTTCGCTATCAAAACTAAATGCTTTTTCTGCTTCAAGAGGAGAAAAAATTGTCATAGATAAACTAGCCGTCATAGGTAATCCGGCTTCTTGTAATTCTTGAAGTGCTTTAGAAGCATTCTCTCCAAAATTATTTGTAATACTTTGTAAGAATAATTGTGATTTAGCTGCATTACCTTTAGCTGTTTGTTCGTATTGATAAACAAAATTTGCAGCTTCTGTTTTTGTCATAACTCTTATTTGATTAGCATTAACACCTAAATCTTTTTGTATCTCAAGTAGCTTGGTAGTAATTTGTCTTTTAATTTGTGATTTTAATTCAGGATTATCATCTACAACATTATTATATTGTTCAGTAAGTTCAGATAGAATATCAAAATGAGTATATGCGTAAGCAGCAGCATCTTCTTTAATATCTTCAGTTCTAGTTTCAACTGCCTTTTTATATTCCTGTTCAATAATTTGTCCTTTTGCTTCACCAGCTTTCAACATTGCTTGTTTAGAAAAATCTTTTACCAGTTCTGGAATATCTTTGTTATTAGATGTAAATATTATTTTTTTATTATCTACTGTAGTTTTCATTATATCTTGGCTTTGCAACATTTGATTTACTTCTAATTTTGGTAAAATTTTCTTTGCAAGTTCCATATCAAAATCAATTTTTTTACCAACAGCATCTGCGGCTAAAACATTTTTCCATTGAGTTCTTAATTGGTCAGTTAAAATATTATCTGCTTGATTAATTAATTTTTGTCTTTGTTCAATTTTTATATCTGGATAAAGTTTACTATCAGTTCCTTTTATTAATTCTAAATAAGCAATTCTAGGATTATCACCTATATCTTTATTAGCTTGAAATCCCTGAACAAGAGAAGGAATATTATTAATCATTTCCTCTAGTTTAGGATATGGTATGACACCAGAATAAGCATCAGTATATAATTTAGTTAAATCAGTTTGTAAAACACCATAAT